GATGTAAACGAAAGCAAATTTGATATTGAATCAATAGGTAACCCAGAGCAACCTAGTAAGTTTGAGATTACAGATACTAAAACTGGTAAAGTTTTTACAGTAAGTGCTGATGCTCTAATAGGTGGAGACTATAGTCAAGTTATACGACATACTGATGATACAATACCTCAAAACGATATCAAAAGATATTATGAAAGTGCTTTAGAAAAATATCAAAACGGAATAGCAAAAAATTTACTTATTGAAGATTGGGTTAGAGACCTTTGGGAACAAGTAAACCCTGGTATTGACCTTATTGATTCTTATATTGATATATATAATAAAAGCACTAATAAAGTTTATCCTACTGCTGAAGTAGGTAATTGTTATACGGTCATTGTAAATTTAGCACCAGACTTGCAACCAGAAGATGGTGGTACACTAGATTTATGGACACCTAATTTTACAGATGATATGAAAGCAATATCAATTAATACGCCCTATGGTCTCAATGGTGACCCAATTGTAAACATTGTGAAATCATGTTGGCCAAGACAAGGTCGAGTCATAGTCTTTGACTCAAGAATACCTTATACCTTAAGGTCTGTTGAGAACGATAAAGAAAATGTATCAGTAGTATTCAAAGGCAAAGCACTTCCTAACTAAAATTAGGGGGTATTATCATACACGAACAGCTCTTAACACCGCCTAGCAGGCGGCTATGAGACGGCATTTCCGCTTAAATTATCTTTTTTTAACGCTTGACAAAAAAGTGATACTGTTATATAAATAATAGTATGGCAGAACAATTTTTAACAGGCGGTAAACAAACCACTATAAACTCTACTATTACTGAATTATTTCCCGCTTTAGCGTTTAATAATAAAAGGTTAATTAATAGACCTGAAGATATGAGCGATTATATTGTCAGTTTAGCAGAAAACAAAGCTTTAAATGGTGGTCCAAGTAGAAAAGCATTTGTAGATAATGGCGATGTAAACTCAGCATATACTTTTATTCAGGACATCTTTAGAATTAGACCTGATATGCGTCAAGAAAAATTAAGTAATGCAGTTGGCATATTAAAATATCTTTACGAACTTAACAAAACTAGGCCTATAGATAAAGTAATATGGGGATACAGAGCAAAACCTCAAGGCGTTCCTGGTAATCACGCAGGTGATATCTTCATAATTTTTAAAACAGGTTCTCCTAAAATCTCAGGTATAAGTTTAAAAGCAGGAACTGCTAAATCAGCAGAACCTAAGATGAACAGTTATGTTCGTACTACAATAAAAAAAGATATGTGGGTAAAGTCAGATTCGCAATCTGAAAAAAAGTTAAAAGAAAAATTGTGGAAACAATGTTATTCTAAACTACCAGGTATACCCAAATCTGTTAATCAAAATAATTGGATTGATATAGGTGGTAAAAATCAAAAACCAAATCCTGAAGTTGTCAATGCTGCTTTAAGACAATTCAAAAGAAACGAAAAAAAGTTTGATGAGTTATATCAAATACAAAATAAAGTTTGTCGTCAACATATGTGTGATTTAATCAACAAAGATTTAGATGCTACAAAAAAATGGATAGGTCAAGAGTTTAGATTACAAACACCAGGTAGTTCAGACGAAGTACCTTTGACTTTAGTAAAAGCAATAGGAATTAGAGCTGACGAACAAGGCGATAAATTAGCAAAATTATATCCAAAGATTAACAAAGTTAGGGCATACTTAAACAATGCTTCAGTTCAAGAGTGGTTTATAGATGTGTTTGCTGGTAGAGAAAAACTCACTTTGTTAATGACTATTAGAAGCGATAGTGAATATAGAGAAGCAAAACAAAAAGGTAAATTAGGAGCTTACTTGGGGTTAAAACTACTATACAGAGGGTACAAGTAAACAAACAGCTAGATTTTTATAAATAGTTGTGTTATAATATATACATTAATGGAGAAAGTGCATAATGCAGAAATTTCAAGATTATCTTGTAGAAGATAAGAATACACATCTTGAGCATTTAGAAGACGAAATAATTAACAATGGTAGTAAAGGTGCTAAAACAGCCATTGAATTTCTGAAGTCTATCAAACAAATGTTACAGGGAGGGTCAGGTGGATCCACAGTTTCAGTAAAATGGGACGGGGCGCCGGCAGTCTTCTGTGGTATCAATCCAGAAAACAAAAAGTTCTTTGTTGGCACTAAATCTATATTTAATGTTACTCCTAAAATAAACTATACAAATGCTGATATTAGTAGAAATCATAGTGGTGAACTTGCAAACAAACTAAAGATTTGTTTAAAACTTTTACCATCTCTAGGTATATCAGGAATCTTACAAGGCGACTTACTATTTACAAGTGGTGATAAAAAGACTGCTACAGTCGCAGGTCAAAAGTCAATCGTATTTACTCCTAACACTATTACATATGCTGTACCTGTTGTTAAAACAGGACTACTTGGTAGTTCTCTATACAGTAATATTGATAAAGCACAACTTGGTATTATATTTCATACATCATATTCAGGCAGTAAAATGGCATCTCTAAAAGCATCTTTTGGCGCTAGCGTCAGAAGTTTAAAAAAGAATAAAAATGTATTCTTTGATGATGCAACTTACAAAAGAGTTGATACTGCAGCTTTTAATTCTAACGAAGAGAAATCATTTGATGCTGTTATTAGAATGGCAGAGGGTTCTGCTTATAAGGCAGGTGCGTTTATTGATAAACTAAAAAAAGATACTGGTCCTTTATCTCTTGGTGTTCAACTTAAAACATTTTTTAATACTTACATAAGACAAGGTACAGCGATTACAAATACATCAAAGTTAGCAAATAATTTTGAAGTGTATTTTAGAAACAGATTAAAAAAAGAAATTGATAGTAAAAAAACTGATAAGGCAAAACAAAAGTATGAAGAGATACTAGAAGCAGGAATGAAAATATTAAGACCAAATAGAGATGGTCTATATTTTGCAATTGCAACATACATAACATTTCAAACAGCGAAGGCTGTATTACTAAAAAAATTAAATACAATACAAAGTATTGGTTCATTTCTAAGAACAAAGAATGGATACAAAGTTACAAATCCAGAAGGATATGTGGCAATACAAAAAGGTGGTGCTGTTAAGTTAGTTGATAGATTAGAATTTAGTCAGGCAAACTTTAACATGGCCAAAGATTGGGTAAAAGGATAATGAAATCACTAAAACAATTTTTAGAAGCAATTGAGATTGATATGCCTATGACTCGTATCATAATGATTGGTGGACCTGGTTCTGGTAAATCAACTTATTCAGAGTTCTTAAATAAACATTTTAAAATACCTCATATCTACATGGGTGATATGATGAGAGAATTACAAAAGACAAATCCAGAAGTTGCAAAGATAATGGACGCTGGTAATTTAGTTCCTTTAAGATATGTAATAAAAGCATTAAAAGATAGACTAGAAAAACCTGATACAAAAAAAGGTTATATACTTGATGGTTTTCCTAGAAACATGGAACAGTTAAACAAGATGAAAGAAGAGAACGTCAACTATGATTATGTTGTCTTTTTAGATGTATCAGAAAAAGAAGTTATTAGAAGATTATCTGCTCGTGGTAGAAAAGATGATAAACCAGAGATTATTAAAAACAGAATAGGTGTGTACGAAAAAGAAACTGGTCCAGTTCTAAGACAATTAGAAAAAGATAGTTCAAATGATGTTAATAAAACATTTTTAAAGATAAAGGCAGAAGGTCCTGAACCAAAAGATATTGCAAACAAAATTATTAAGGATATAGAAAATGAAAAGCTTTAGACTATTTAAAGAATCAATCATTGATATACCTAGACGTACATATGCACCTGCTGTATTTGATGACGAAGATACAAGCAATCCTAAAATTAAAGATAGTGTAATAAGATTAATTACAGAACAATTCAAAGAGTTTGAATCAGAGTATCCTATATTAAAGTATAGTTTGATAGGTTCTATACTTACGAAAAGATATCGTAATGATGCTGATTTAGATATCAATGTTTTGTTTGATGTGCCAGAAGAAAAACAAGAAGAAGAAAGATTAAGACTATCCAAAAAGTATTTGGCTTCTAGTAATCCAGATAATATACAAGGTAAGTTAATACCTGGCACTCAACATCCTATAAACTATTATTTTATTACAGACGAAAAAACCTATGATGAACAAAATGAAAAAGCAGATGCTGTATTTGATATTAAAGGTCAATCGTTTGTAAAACGACCAGAAGAATTTGATTTTAATCCTAACTTATATCTAAAAGACTTTCAAAAACAAGTTGACAAAATAGATATGTTAAAGGGTGAATTAAAAAGAGATATTATAGACTATGATGAATTAACAGAATTAAAACCTGGTGAGATTAAAGACTTAGAAAAAAGAATTAGTAATAAACTAGGTGAAATAGAAAAAGATATACAAGACTTAACAGATATTGGTAACAAAGTTGACCTTGAAAGAAGAGCAGCTTTTGATACAGATATGACACCAGATGAAATTAAAACTTACAGTATTAAAAATAGATTACCTGCAAATGTAGTTTACAAAATGTTAGAGAAATATCATTATCTTACATTCTTGAAAAAATGTAAAAAGATTTTAGATGATGGTAAAGTAACAGATAGTGAGATAGACTCACTAAAAAGTGTTGATGACGCCCAAAGCGAAGCGAGGGTGGTCGGAGAGGCATTAGATAAAAGCGCCAAATTAATTTTTGCTTTTGGTAGGTTTAACCCTCCTACTACGGGTCATGCTAAACTGATGAAAGAGGTGATTGTACAAGCTAGAAAGAACAACGCTAATCACATTGTTTACGCTAGTGCCTCAACCGACAAACGAAGTAACCCACTAGATGTAAATACAAAAGTTAGATTTCTGAAAAAGATGTTCCCACAAAATAACATCAAAGCAGCTGGTGGAACACAAAGAACATTTATGGAGATACTGAAATTTTTTGATAAAATGTATGGTGAAGTAATCATGGTGGCAGGTAGTGATAGACAAAGAGCCTTTCAAGAACTTGCTGATAAGTACAATGGTAGAGATTATAATTATAAAAAAGTTACAGTAGTTTCTTCTGGCGAAAGGGATCCAGATGCCGAAGGTGTTGCAGGAATGTCAGCTTCTAAAATGAGAGAGATGGCAAAGAACAACGATTATAGAAACTTTAAAACAGGAGTTACTGGACTTTCAGATAGAGATACAAAAGAATTATTTAATGCTGTTAAAAAGGGCATGGGTATAAGAGAAGGTTATGTAGAAAGTTTTACAAACTTTTTAAGAGAAGAATATCATCAAGAAAATATATTTAATGTTGGTGATGTAGTTGAACATATAGATGGTTCAATGGGTGTAATTGTAAGACGAGGTTCAAATTATGTTTCATATGAAACTGAAGGTCTTATTAAGAAGGCATGGTTGTATGATTTAAAATCATTAGAAGAAGCACCAAGAATACCTAGAAAGAAAGGTCAACCTGCAGGTTCAGATAAACATTCTGATTTATATACAGATGAAAACCCAAAAGGTACAATTCATGGTCTTGGATTTAAAGATGTTGCAACTGCAAAGGCAAGTATAACCAAGATTAAAAACTCTGGCAAAACACATGCACATAAAATTCAAGCTGCTGTTGCAATGGAACAACGTGCAAAAGAAATGGGTAAGAAAGCAGAAGCAGCAGTATATCGTAAGTATATTGATGAGATGAAAAAGAAAACTAAAGAGATGCAGAAAGAAGATGTAACACAAAGAGAAATAAATGATTTAGAAAGATTTGCAGATAGAATACTCAAAAAGTATGGTGTTGATATAGAGTTTACAAGGCACTTTGTAGATAGAATGAATGACACTAGAAATAGTCCAGCAATTAAAGTATCTGAACTACAAAAGTTTTTTAAGAAAATACAAAGAAATAAAGCAACAAATATTATTAATAATCCTGATATAGAAGCTGTGTTAAAAGATATGTCAACAAATTTAAATTTACCTGTTGTCATTAAAAAGAAAGGTAATGAGTTTGAAGTAACAAACAAAACTATTATGAGAAAACCTAATTTTAGTACAACAAGTAAAGTATTTAAGTATGAAAGCTATGAAATAGGCACAGATGACTATACTCAACACACAATGAAAATGACTCCAGGCCAACCAATTCAGAATTTTAGAAAGACAAATGACAAAATAACTTATAAGGACTTGAAAAAATTCAAGAATGAAGGTGGAACAATAGATAAATATAAGAAAAGGTTTAACAAGGAATAACTGCAATGTATAAAACAATAAAATCAATGGGTCAAGCTCTTTCTGAAGCAAGAGCATATAGGGACCCAAAAGACGAAATCAATGAAAATTTTGACTATGCAATTATAGATGGTGATAATAAAATCATAGGATTGTATAAAGGTCAAGACGGAAAGAAACATGCACAAATCAATATGAAAGGTGCAGAGACACAAGTAGGTGTTAAGAAACCTGTTAAAATTGTGCCAGTTAGACCTAACTCTAAGACAAAAGGTGATACAGTTATAGGCATCGGGGAAGAAACAATTACTGAGATTAGAAAAGCATCTGTACAGTTTTCACTTGGTATGAACTCTGATATGATGAGAGCAAAAAAAGATTTAGAAAAACTAGGTCATAAGGTAACTACGAATAATAATAAAATGACTGTTACTGCAAAGAGTGGTTCTGACATAAACAGAGAATTAAATGATATAAGAAACTTCTATGATAGAGGAGTTGAAATAACAGCAGAAAACTTTGAAGAAAGTGTTGAACTAGAAGAAGAAACATATCAACTCACAGAAAGAGACCTACTAAAATTAGTAAACAAAACAGGTTTCACTAAAGCAGATTTTAAGACAAACGAAGACGATAACGACCATTCTTTAAATGCTATTATGTTAGCAAGAGCATTTGGTTCTTCTCAAGAATTCAAAGACATGATAGACATTGATAAAAGACATAAACAAAGAGGTCACATAACTGAACCTGATTATACAAAAAGAAATGCTTTAGTCAAAAAATATTATTCGAGGTTAAAATAATGCCATTAACATTTAAAGAATTAAAAGAATTTACTGTTCAACAATTAGCAACTCTGAAAAAAGAGTATGAACCTATGAGAGGTAAAACTATATCCATAGATAATGCTAAGAAAATGAGTAACATGTTAGATAAAATGACAAAAGATATGCTTAAAAAGTTAGCGAATGCTGATATACCTTTTATATCAACTGGTGCATCTTCTAAATTAGTTATAAAACATGGAATGAAACCTGCAGATATTAAAGAAACAATTAATTTAGAAGAGGCAGAAGAGTTACAACAAGAGGCATGTTGGACAGGATATAAACAAGTCGGTTTTAAAAAATCTAGTAGAACAGGCAAAAGGGTACCTAATTGTGTGCCAGAAAGTGTAGCTAGAGAAATGAAAGAAGAAGATTTAAAAGAATACAAAGATTATCTAGAGTACATGTGTAAAGACGCTGGTCAGGCAAGAACAATTGCTAGAATGTTTGCTAATAAAGTGGGCGACGGTGAAGTAACTGCTTCTGGTTCACAAGTTACAGTTGATAGTGCAAAAGATGTAGAGAGTGTTCATAAACAAGTTATGGCAAAGTATGGCGATGATGTAAGAGTAATCGCTGATGAAGAACTAGAAGAGGCAATGAGTAGTAGAAAATTAGATAATTTATTTATTCAAAAGGGTCGTATGCAAATGGCAAAAGACAAACAAGGTGAAAAACTAACTGACCTAGAGATTGAAAAAGAAATGAAAAGATTAGGTATTCAACAACCGTTAGCCGCATCTGTTAGTGAAGCCAAACTTCCTGTTGGTGCTAGTTTAAGAGGTCAACACATTGCATTAAAAATGAAGAAAAGTCCAACTATGAAAGATTTTGCCCCTAAAGTTGCCAAAATGGCAAATGTTACTATAGGCGATTTAGAAGATATATTACCAGACTATATTTCTGGTGCAGATATATCTAAACTATTTAATGAAACACCTATGATGTCAATGAACAAACTATCACCTGAATATAAACAAGGACAACAAGCAGCTAAAAAAGGAATAAAATATATAGATAATCCTTATTCAGATGCACAAAAGAAATTAAACTGGTCAGGTGGTCATAATGCTTATAGAATGATGAATATGTCAGAAGAAAGAACATATACAGTTGTTCATGTAAAACATGGTAAAGAAGTTGTTAAAGCAAATGGTACATATGATGCCGCTAAAAAATATGCACAAATGAAAGGTCTTAAAGACACCTCAGGTGTTGACGCTCATTTGATGGAAGAAAAAGAAATAAATAAACTTCTAGAAAAAAGTATTAATTTAAATATCATGGAAACTTTAGAATCAGAGTTTTCAAAAGATAAAGACTTTGATAGTAAAACATTAATGAAGATGAGTTTAAATGAAGGTATATTTAAAAAGATTCTACAAAGTATTCACGATAAACTTGAAAAAGAAGGTGGTGCAGCTGGGTTTGATGATTTAAAACAACAAGTCAAAAGAGAATTTGGTATTGATATAACAAAAGATACACTAAAAAATATGCCTGGTGTAAGACAACACAGAGATGGTGATTATATACTAGAGGCAGACTTATCTAAATCACAAATTAAAATGGTACATAAAAAGGCAGATGATATGGCTAAGAAAGATTTTATTAAACGATATGGTAAAGACGGTGATAGTGTTAGATTTGCAACTGCAACTAACATGGTTAAAAAGAAACTAGGTATAGAAGAAGAAGAATTTAATCCAGACTTAAAAGAATTTACAACCATAACTGGTAAAGGTATCAAATACGACAATGAGAAACAAGGTTGGTTTGATGAGAAAGGTAAAAGAGTTTATCTAGGTAAGACTGATGCAATTAAATTGATGAGAAAAGATTTAGATAGAAAAAAACGAACAGGTGATTGGGTTACTCCATATGACCTATCAAAAGAACAAACAGAAAAGGGAGACAACATGAACGAAGCAACTTACAAAGATAAGTTCAAAGCGGCCATGAAGGACTTCGGGATTAACTCCCTTGATGACCTTAAATCGGATGCTGATAAAAAGAAATTCTTTAAACATGTAGACGGAATGCATACTGCAAAGAATGAAGAACTAATCAAAGAATACGGAACAGATAGTCAAGGTAATGATGGAGGTATGTTAAATGCCGAAATAATGAAAAAAGAAATGATGAAGAAAATGGAAATGATGAAGGCAGAAAAAGACCCAGAAAAAATGGAAATGATGAAGAAAGAAATGATGAAAGAAATGGGTAAAATGCCTGAGATGATGAAGAAAGAAATGATGAAGAAAATGGAGATGGCAATGAAAGAAGGTTTTGCTTCAGATGCCCAAAGAAAGGCTGCATTTGCTAGTGGTTATAAAGAAAAAGGCAAAAAGAAAAAAGAAGAAGTAGAATTAGAAGAATCACTACCTGGTTCAATTTTTAATTTTGAAAGACAATTCAAAGACAAGAATAAAGATGCTATGGTAATGATGACAAAAGGCAACTACAAAGGTAGAGTTTTTGTTATTGATAAAGATAAATTACCTATGATGCAAAGACAAGGTGCTGTGCAAGTAGAAGATAAAAATGAGGCAGTTATAGAAATGATGAAAATGAATGCCATGAAAATGCCTATCAAATCTTCATATATGAAATCAAAAAAAGAAATGAAAACTGGCGATGATGATATGACACCAGACGCTTTAAAACTTAATGCAATGGTTAAAGACCCACATAAATCTAAAGAAGATAAACCTATGAAAGACATGAATGCCATGTAGATGAAGTCAGATGTAAGGGCAGATGTTAAAAACAATGGCGGCGCTGATATGGCAAAAGTTAAAGACGCACCTAAAATGCAAACTGCTATGAAAAAGATTAATGCTACGTATGGTGAATCAAATATAATATCTGCGTCAACTAGAACATTTAATGAAAGGAGTAAAGATATGAAATATTTGAAAACTAAACCTGGTTCAATAGAAGAGGCATATTTACTGGCAAGAGGTTTAGGGGAAAAAAGTCTAACTGAAGCTAAGTTTAAGTATGAAATGGATATCGACACAGGTGCAAAAACACAATTAGTTTATGGCGATATCTCAGCAAATACTGAAGCAGAAGCACAAAAAAAATATGATAAATTAGAAGCAGATATGGAAAAGAAACATAGAAATGCAACTATTGAGGGTGGTGTATTTGATGGTAAAAACACAACTACTACTACTGGAAGAGGAACTGCAACTAGGAAGAATATATAAAAATGAAATATAAACAAACATTCAGAGAAGCGCTACAACAAGTAAGAGAAGATGGACATACAGATGTGGCGTCTGCTGTTAGACAATGTAAGACTACTATTGAAGACGCTTCTCAAATGTTGTCTAAACTACAAGGTATGAATCCAGAAGACGACTTACCTAGTTGGTGGATGAATAAAATTGCTATCGCTGCTAATAGTATGAATAAATTAAGAGACTATCTTTTAGTACCTTCTACAAACGAAGCAAAAGAAGTGCCTGTAGTAGATAACTCTGCCGGTGAGATACAGTCTCTTAAAGATAAGATTCAAAAATTAGAACTAGAATTAAAAATAGAAAAAGATAAAACTGTAAAACCTGAACCTAATCCTGATACAGGAGAAATACCTTTAAGAACTGGTCTTGCAAACGCTATCTTAGATAAGAATGCCAAAGACAGACCAGATTCAAAGAGTGTTGACAAGAAAAAATTAAAGATGAGTTTAGGTAAATCTAAAATAGAGGTAAATCCTGAGGTAGAGATTGGGGTATATTCTGGAGGTCAAAAGACACCTAACGGCAATCTTCATTAAGGGGATATCTCTTGAGAGATTATAAAGAATTATATAGAGAAGCAAATGGTGACATGCCTCGTATCTATGTTGATATGGACGGAGTGTTATGTGACTTCATTCTTGCAGCCAAAAGAGCAACAGGACAAGATTGGACAGGTTTAAGAACTGGACAAGATTGGGATTCTATTAGAAAAACTAAAAACTATTGGGCAAATATGCCTTGGACTAGAGACGGTAAACAACTTTGGTCGTTTCTAAAAAGACATAATCCTCATATTTTATCAGCATATAGTATAGAAGACCCTAACTGTATACCAGGAAAAATGAGATGGTTACGAAAAGAAGTAGGGTACACACAAAATTTTATGATAAACATAGTGAGGCGTAGAGAAAAGAAAGATTTTGCTATGAAGGGTAGTAACATAGGAAAGAGGCCTGCAATACTAATTGATGATTTTCCAAAGAATGTTCAACAATTTAAGGCTAATGGTGGAATAGGAATACTACATACAACTGCATAAAACACGATTTCTCAGCTGAAGAGATTTGGTTTTTGATAAATAGTAATAGTTAATTAACGTTAATGTATACAAGAAACAAACTTATTAATAAGGAGAGATAATATGCCTTTATGGGGAAATTCAGACGCTGTCGAAGCTAAACCAAAGCACTTGTCAGACGCTGAAAAATTAAATACTTATGCTACCGAAAAAGGGTGGGTTAAGAAAATTACAGGAACAGGTGGGCGTGCTGGTCGATTACAAGAAGAAGTTCTTGTTGCGATTGGTAATTTAAGTACCTCCCTAAACCTTGCAGATATCACAGCTATTGATTGGAATATTGATAGTTTCGATAAGTCAGATGGCGGAACACTAAGTGTAACAGTTACTTTCAACGAAGAAGTTGAAGTTGCTACAGACGGTGGTACACCTACTTTGGCTGTCACAAATGGTAACCAAGGTTCAGGTTCAGGTCGTGGTCCACACGCACTTGCATATGCTAGTGGTTCAGGAACAAACAGACTTACATTTGAACTTGCAATTGCAGCTGCTAACGCCGCTACAAATGCTTCCGATGTACTTTCAATTGCGGCTAACTGCCTTGCATTGAATAGTGGTACTATCAACGAGAAAGCAACTGAGACTTTTGTCTTAGAAGCAGGAACAAATGATGGAAGTGCTGATGAGTTCATAGAACTAGAAGGTGCTACTGCTGGTCGTTTAACACAAGAAGCAAATACTGCATCTACAATTACTAGTGTAACTGCTATCGGAACTGCTGCTGGTACAATTACTGTAGCTGCGTAGTAAAAAGATTATAAATATTCGTATAGGGCAATAATGTCCTATACACTTGATCCCTGACGAGATAACTTCAATGTCTGGGCTAACATTCCCCGAATACATAAGGGGTTTATTAAATGGAGAACTAAAATGGCTGATAAGAAAATCACCGCCTTAACATCTTTAGGAACTGCAACTGCGAGAGAAGATTTACTTCACGTTGTTGACGACCCTTCAGGTACACCAATAAATAAAAAAGTAACAATTGCTGAAATGATGAACGCATTAGCAGCTCCTGTTGCTTTGGCAGATACTGCCGCAATCACAGCAACTGCTGCTACTAACGGTGGAAGAACTAACGTCTTCCCTGATACATCACAAAATACAACTGTAACATTACCAACACCAAGTGCTGGTTTATCTTTCAGATTTATTTACGGTGGTGCAGCTGCAGACGCTACTGACCATATTATCAAAACTGCTGGTAATACTATCTTCTTTAAGGGTGCTTTAACACACTTAGATACTGATGGTGATACTAACGCTTCTGTATTTTCAGATGGTAATTCAAACAGTATTTTAACATTAGCGACACCTCAATCATATGTTGTTGACTTAGTTGGCGCTTCTGCTACTGTCTATCATGTGTCAGGTTTTGTTTCTGATGTAACTGCCCCAACATTTGCTGACGCATAATATTAGTTAGTAATAGTTGGTTACTTAAAACCAAGTTTGGGAGGGGGTTCGCCCCCTCTCTTTACTAATTAAATATGAATGAGGATATAATGAGTATAACTAAAGAACAAATTGAATCGAGAAAACACAATTTAGAACATGATTTTCAAACTGTGAAACAACAAATTGAGGAAGGTGAAGTCAAGATTACAAGCATGAAAAATAATTTGAATGCTTTAGCTGGTGCGATACAACAATGCGACCAATTTTTAAAAGATATCGCAGAAACAAAAACACCAATGCCGCCTGAGAAACAACAGGCACTTGATATTGCAACCTCGTAGGAGAGATAAATGAGTGAAAGATTAACACAAGAAGAATTAAATGGTTTATCGCCAAGGGCGAGAAAAGCATACGAAGATTCTAATACGGTTCTTTCTGAAATTACAACTGAAAATCCTAACAAAAATGTTGTAATAGAAGACAAACCTAAAAAGAAGAAGGAATATAAAAAATGAAAAGCTTTAAACAATACAACGAAGCATATACAGATAGGTTCGCTCATCAATCGGTAGAAGATGATAGTACTGCAATATTTGATGTGGCAAATCCTGAATCTTTACAAAAACTTAATGCTTATGTAGGTGCACTTGCTGAACAAGAATATTTACAACCAGATGCTGCTATGCATCAATTAGCTATGAAACTAGGAACTATTGGTCTAAGTTACACTTTACCTAAAATTGAAGGTAACAAAGGTAAATCAGTAGTAGAAGTTTTACAGTTTGGTGGTAGATATGGTAAAACATCTGACAATGCAACATCTGGTGAAGGTGACATTGAAAATGGTGATGGTATTTCTCATAGAAAAGAAAATGGTTTAAAACTAGAATTCAATTGGGAAAAACAGTCTAACAATACTTATAAAGTATTTGCAAATTTAGTTTAATTAAGTACATATATATTGATATGTACAGATTGGTTTTATTATGAGCGATTTTAAAAATCTCACACCTGAGAACATCAATATGTTTGCTATAAAACATTATGATAATCCATCGTGTGTAGATGAACAAGAATTTTTAGATGACATGAAAAGATTTAAATATCTGAAAAGATTATTTAGAAAGTATGATACATCTAAAGAATTAAAGTCAAGACTAATTATTAATCATATAATTGTTTTGACAAATGTATTTGGTGTTGATGCTGCTACTACTTTATTATTTTTTAAGATAGATAGACAACATTGGTCAATACTTAAAACTATTCTTGTTTACTTACATTTTATGCCAGAGAAGGATATGACTGATATTAAAATAAACCAAACTGTTATGTCAGAATTAGGGACAATTTAATGGGAAGAGTAATAGACGCCTTAATAGCGTATAGAGTACTAAAACTACTAATAACACCTTTCAATAAAACTAACGCATTTAAACTTGGTATTATTGACGATAAAGGTAAAGTTCTAATCAAATCAAAAGACTTACCAAATTCTGGACCGAAAAGAGAAGCATACACACTACTCATTCGTTTCGTATTCAATCTAAAAAGAATATTAAGTAAAGTGGGCATTAGAGGACCACTTACAACTTCTGCAGCCGCAGCTTTAGCATTCTTCAAAGAAGAGAATGGTCAAAATTTAGAAGTAGAAAAAACAGTTTACAAACATTTAAAAGAAAATGGTTTTGAGTTTCAATTAGATGAGAACTATGGAGAACCTTTTATCCCTGGTACTTATCGAGTAAAAAGAGATATCACAGATTTAGAAGGTGAAGTAGTCATAAATATAAATGAAGAGATTATATTTGAAGGTAATACAGATACTATCATGGGATATGATGTATTCAAATATAGAGACGTATATTTAACAACGGAGGACTTATATGCCAACGCCTAATACAGCAGATGCTATGAAAAGACATAAAGCAGGTAAAGCTGGTTTTACAGATAAGGCACACTTGAAAGCAAA